GTAAATGGCTGAGCTAGGTCGGGTTGGTAACCTCTCCGAGAGTGAAACCAACGTGGACGATCATCAGACCAACAATTCTGGAGAACTGATTGCAGTGCAGAACCGGATAGCGGGGCCAAAGGTCTCCCCTCGGTATTCCTCTTCATGAGGAAACGGTTGAAACGACGACGCCCAAATACTCGGAATTTCTTCTGAGTCGGAATTTTCGTCACCCACCGTTTGATCTGCATCAGTTCCCTTGCCAGTCCTCCAGATCGAGAGTATGGGTCAGGTAGAATATCCTCAGGTGGCATCTGGCCATCTGGCACTCCCCATTCCAGAAACTCATCTTGTAGAGGAATCTCCTTCTGGTATAGAGTCTCGATCCGACTGAAGTCGGTTAAGAGACCCTCCCGGTAGGAGTATAACCCTGTTCGATGAGCCTCCATCCAAAGTCGTTGGTAACGGGTATATTGATGACCCGAAGGAACGGGTAACCCCAGGTTCCCGAGGGCCGTAGGCCCAAACCAGGATCCAGGGAAACCCCCAATTATTGGATACCGTTCTCGGATTAGTCGTTTCGCATGGTGATGGTGAGCCCCTGGTACACCGGCCCAGAAATCTTTAAGGATTCCTGAAAGCTGTTCCCAGGGGGTGACCTGTCTACCTTTTGCGTCAACGAAATCGGCAATATAACCCAGTAAGCCCACATTAGGGAATACCAGACGAACCAGACGGTTCGACTGTTTTGACCAAGTGTAGACTTCTGAATTAATCATTGCCATGTTCCGGGAATAGTAGTTCTTACCGACAGACTTTTTAAGTCCAACATGCCTCGTATTTCTCTCCCATAACCGGTACTCCTGTTTGGAGGCCGGGAAAAGGACATCGTCACCGTTAATACGGATAAAACGATCCTTAGGGAGGCACATTGAGGATGCAGACTTATTGATGATGCAGAGGAGAGGGAATGATAGGATATGCCCCATCATCTGACCCCGCTTTACCTGTGTAAACTGCACACACTTATTTTCTTCTTTTACAGTCTTAGTGTCATTATCCCCGGACTGGGAGTGGAGCCGTGTGTTCCAACTCAGGAACTCACTACCCGCTTCAGTATCCAGGGGAGAATTGGCAACAAAAATGCTACCAAATGAGTGTAGACTGTAACGCCGAAACCAGTCTTCCAGACACTGTTGCCCATACTGGTCAACAAGAATCGGAGGAAAGGTGAAAGTGGTGTGGTCAAGCATGGAGTTACAAGTGAAAAGGGTGTAGTGAAGGTGAATACGATCCGTAGCCGCTTCATAGTCTCCAGAGACAAAAGATTGTCCCTTGGATAGTCTGAGGTTGGCTATAGCGTCAGTCACCTTCGTACCCCCAATCAACTCGTATACTGGCTCTCGTCGCATTGTCCCATGCCAGGC